GTACTCTCCGCTTGTTACTTTGTCTAAAGTTGGACTTGTGTTTATATTTGTAGCGGATAAATCCTTTTCAAAGGGTGTGTCTTCTTTGCGGAATATAATCAGTTTATTAAATGCTTGAATCATTTCTACCGCAGATGAAATAGTCTCACCTCCGGGATATGTTAAATCATATGTAGTACTAGGGTCCGACACTTTAATTGCTACAGCTTTTGTATTAGCGGCTAATATAATGTAGCTTTCGGATTCATCATTGGGGTCAGAGAAAATACAAGAACCATATACTTCATTAACGGCACCATCATTAAGTTGTGGTTCTGTTCCACCATCATCTAAAGTAAAAGGTAAAGTCAAAGCTGAACCACCAGTAGCCAAAGGTGCTTTGATATTATCAATACCTTTACGAGTTTGCCACTCGCCGTTTTGAGCCATTCTACCGTTTTGGCTATCAAATAAAATACCAGAGGTCAACTGGTCTGGGCGTAGACGATTATTGAATCCAATGAATCCACGGTCTAGCTCCTCTAACATTCTGTCATCAAAGCGAGTGTATGTATCGTATCTTGCCATCTAGCAGTCCCAAGCCTTTCTTGACCAATAGTTGGCGGACATCTTTCCTTTACCCTTGATGCCAGCACTACGAGCACAATAGCTTTTCTTACGAGCTGGTATATTCTTTTTGATTGTCATATTCGCATCTCCGAAACGAATAATCTTTTCTTTACCACCTTCACAAGCTTTTACTACGAACTTCTTACCGCCTTGAACATCTCGGCGAGGTACGTTGCACTTCATCTTCTTTTTATTTAAACTCATTTCTTAGTTCTTACTTTTGCTTTTGGTGTGTTTGCTACGAATTGTTTTCCTTTTGCTCCTCCAGCTTTTTTCTTGCGAGCCGTAGCCGCTCTTTCAGATTTACTGAGGCTCTTCGCTTTAGCCATAGGAAGACATCTGTCTGGTCGCTTCTTGTTTTTTGAGGTTCCACAAGGTCCTTTGATGGATCCATCGATTCCGATTCGTACCCAGTTTTGTTCTCTCCACTTTTTGAGCTCACCCATCTTTATCCTTTTCTCAAATTCTGGCTTCTTAATTCATTGAAACCCTTTATCAGCTTTCTTTGTTGGTTTTTACTTTTCATATACTGAGTTCCAGCCTCTATAGCTACACCAACTCCAGATGCCCTAGATGCCTTTGATAGTTTAGATAATGTTTTCTTTGCCTTTTCGGCAGTTTCTTTAGCAACCTTTCTTGTATATGATTTAGCAGCATCTTTTTGAATGTCTCTTAATCTACGTTCAGCTTGTTGTTTGACGGATGGAGTAGTGGTTTTATAAGCCTCTGAAGTTTTATATGTAGACCTTCCTTTAATCCTATCTACTTTTATTTCTTGGTTTGAAAGATTTCTCCTTAAATCTTGAGCACCCGGAAAAGCTCCAGATGATTTAACATCTTTAGCATATTGTATAGCCTCTTTTTTTCCAAACTTATCTACTATCTCACGTCTTAGTCCGTATTTACCTTCACTCATAATGTTATTTCTTCTTTTTACGTTTAGCACCCTTTGCATAGTTAGGGTCTTTACAGTACTTACTAGCTGCCATATTAGCATAAGCACTAGGGTACTTATCAAAAGTCCTACGTGCCCAAGCGATTCCTTTTTTACAAATCTTAGCCATTATACTTTCTTACGTGTTGAGCCTACGCTAGGACGGCGTATAGCCTTTGCTTCACTCTCGGCGGCACAAGCTGGACAGCAAGAACCCTTCTTCTTGTCTCCGATTACTACAACTGATATAA